TATTCATGAGAAATGAAATGGGTCTTGATATTGATGGGGTATGGCCGGCAACTATTAATGTAGCGCGTAAGAACTATGCGCTTCTTACCGACAAAGGAAAAGTAAAATTAACGGGTAACTCAATTAAATCTAAAAAATTACAAACGTATGTTGCCGAGTTTTTGGATAAAGGGCTTCGAATGTTATTGGATGGTAAAGGTTCTGAATTTTTAGATTTCTACTATGTATATGTTAATAAAATTTACAATAGAGAAATCCCACTTTCTAAAATAGCAAACAAGGCTCGTGTTAAACAATCATTAGAAGATTATAAAGTTCACATCACAAAGACAACAAAGTCAGGTAGTATGATGTCACGACAAGCACATATGGAATTATTGTTACAGGCAAATAAAAGTCCGGGTCTTGGTGATACGATCTTTTATGTGAATAATGGTGAGAAAAAATCACATGGTGACGTACAAAAGAAAAAGGACTCATTAGTTTTAAATTGTTATATGATTGATGAAAAAGAAATTGAAATGAACCCCGACCTATTAGGTGAGTATAACGTACCAAGATATTTAGCAGCATTTAACAAAAGAATCGAACCATTATTAGTTGTCTATAGCCCTGAAATCAGAGAAGATATTTTGATTGAGGACCCTAAAGATCAACCTATCTTTACAAAATCCCAAACGGAATTAGTTAGAGGGTACCCAATGAAAGAAGCTCAACAAGATACTCTTGACGAAGTATTAACATTATCGGATACTGAAATATCATTTTGGCAGAGTGTTGGTATCGATCCTTACTATATGTATATCGATGATACTTTAACTATGGTAAATGAGGATTTTGTTGAAAGTAACCGAAAACTTATGTTAGAAGAAATGTCAAAAAATACTAAAGTAAATGCTGAAGAATTATATGAGTTTGATGTTGATGGGGATTTGATGGCTCTTAGCTTTGATTAAGAGTTTTTCAAACCATCTGAAGATAGGATATACCAAAAGTCACCTATTTTTTTAAATTCGACACAAGCACCTTTATCGAGTTCAATTTCATCAAATTCTTCATCCACTAATGTGTCACCTTTAACATTAACTCTTGTTAGTGCCTTTACAACGACGTGATCGGTAGTACGTGAGTTTAAAAATAACTCACAAAGTTCGACATTTTTTACTACTATGGTAGATTCTCCATTTGTGGTGTAACTACTATCGGTCACCACAGCATTATCTGAAGTGGTTACTTCAAAACCATGTATAATCCTTTTAGAGGGTATTGATCTAAATATTGGCATAAAATTATATTACTGTGTATGGACTTTGGAATGCTCTGAATTTTAATAATTTGTTTAAGTTTTCAGCCTGAAGAGCCTTTTGCTCCATCATTTTTTCAGGTCTTAATCTTTCTAGTCTAGCCTTAAGTTCTTCCCATAACATAGCCTTTTCATCTTTTGCTTCAGTGGCTAAAGATGTGTAATCCATAGTTAATTCAGAATCAGGGGTTTTAAGATTACCACTAAACTTACCTCTAACTCTACCTAAAGTTTCTTTACAATATGCGGTAAACCATCTTCTAACCCAAGTTTGTGCAGGTGAATTAAGTTTGTCCCATCTTAACTTATCTAATGGAACGTCTGAAGGTAATCTAATAACGTCAGGGTTCTTTGCTAAACAATCTTCTCTGTCGAAAGTGTCGTAATACCAATACCAAACTCTATAGTCATTTCTTCTCATGTTACCGAAGTCAAATTTACCACCAGGAACATTCATTAAATGAATTGCCTTTTTACCTTCAGGTAAAGCGGTTACTCTATAAGTCAAATCTCCGGTTATAATTCTTCTTTTCATTTGAATATCCGCCATTCTTAATAAAATATCAAAAGCAGGGGTAATGAAATAGTTTCCGGTTGTCCCCATTTGTGAAAAACCAGCCCCACCACCTAAACCAATACCACCCATACCACCAAATCCACCCATAAATGGATCAAAATATGCTGCGTCTAATTCTGGTCTAGCAAACCATAAAAGTTCATTTAATTCTCTACCTGCAGGAATTTCATAAATTTGTTGATTAGGTACTAGATCTATATAATCTTTTTTCAATACCCAATCACCACCAGCTTGTAGTCCTACAATTTTAGAATACGCATATGTAAATTGAGTTTCCCAATCCATACTACGAGTCGATAATGCTCTTGTAATTGATTGTTCATCAAGATTTAATCCATAAACCGAAGTCCATTGGGATTCGATTAACCAATCTTGTACGTGTTGTTCATAATCTTCAATAGATAACTCCAATAAAGAATCGAGCATTTCATCTTCTAATTCAATACTACGTAAAGGGGCACCTAAAAGATTTCGTATTCTTTTATAAAGTTTACTTCTTTCTGGTTCGTTGATAATTACAATAGACATAAGATATTTTCTATATAAATATCTCTATAATAAAAAGGGTTACTTTTCGGATTGGGAAACTAACAAATCATTCACAAATCCCCAATTAACAACCTTCCAAAAGTTTTTAATGTATTCGTCCCTTTTATTTTTATATTTTAAATAATAGGCATGTTCCCATAAGTCTAAACCTAATAAAGGGTACCCGTTTTCTTTTTCTGTGTTCATTAATGGATTGTCTTGGTTTGCTGTCGTTGTGATTTTTAATCTATTATTTTTAGTTAATATTAACCAAACCCAACCTGAACCAAATCTAGTTTTACCTTCTTCTTCAAATTTTTCTTTGAATTTTTCAAGTGACCCAAATTCTTTATTTATTTTGGATAATAACGGCCCCCCCAATTCTTGTTTTTTAGGTGATAACATCTTCCAAAATAGTGCGTGATTAAATGCCCCACCACCATTATTTTTAACCGTTTTATTAAACCTTGATATTTTTTTTATTATTTCTTCGAGTTCTAAATCAGGACCTTTAATTTTTTCTAATTCTACATTTAATTTCTCAACATAAGTTTTATAGTGTTTTGAATAGTGAGTTTTCATGGTTTCACTATCAATGAAACTACCAACAGAATCATAACTGTACGGTAATTTATCTATACTTATTTTTTTAATCTCACTTATGATATTTTGTTTAGATACTGATTCAACTTTCAATAAATTCTCTAACTCCTCAATTTTTTGATTGATAGGGGTATAAAATTTTTTATTTGATTTTTTGACTTCCATGGTATATAAATATCACCGTCCTTTAGAAATCATCTTTAACATTTCCTCAATAGTAGATGCGTCGTCCATCATATCATCACCCATAACCGTTGAGATTATTTTTTTCTTTCTGTTTAAGATGTCGTAAATCGCCCCTTCGATTGTGTTTTCATACAGAGGATAATATACTGATGTTGAATTTTTTTGACCAATTCTGTGTGATCGGTCTTCTGCTTGTGCGTGTTCTGCAGGTACAAATGATAAGTCATTCATTATTACTGCTTCTGCTGCGGTTAAAGTTAACCCAACACCAGCAGCCTTTAAGTTCCCAACAAACACCATTATTTTATCATTTGTTTGAAACTCATCAACGGAATTTTGACGATGAGGTTTTGAACAACTACCATCTAAATAAACTGCAGATTTACCAAAATGTTGGTATATCTGTTGAAGAGTGTCCGTAAAGTTTGTAAATATTATTACTTTTTTACCCTGCTCAATAATATTTTCAGCTAACTCAATCGTATTATTTATTTTTTCTTGGGCAATTACTTTTCTAACTTTCATTAATTTACCAAATTGGATTGTTAATGAGTTAGACTCTTCAGGGTTTTGTTCGTACCAATCAAAATATTCTCCCATGAGTTCTTCATAATCTTTAGATTTTAATCTTAAATAAACAGGTGTAATAATTTTTTCAGGTAAATCTAAAACTTCTTCTTTTAATCTACGAAGAATGTGTATTTGTGTTCTTTCTCTTAATTCGTCAAGGTTAGTCGCCCCTTGGACATTCCAAACTTTTCTTTTACCAACGTTAAATTGAAAACCGTTACAATATCTTTTAGCGTATGCCATCCAATTCATAGCAACAGGACTATCAACAATATTTAACAAATTATAATAGTTCATCGGTCGTGATGTCATAGGTGTTCCTGACAATAACCAAACCCTTTCTATTCTTGATATAACATCATTTACAATTTTTGTTCTTTGTGCTTGTGGGTTTGAAATCATATGTGCCTCATCCATAATTACAAGATCAAACTTGGACTTTAAAATGGTTGAGTCATCTTTCTTTTTTAGGTCGTGGAAATTTTTTAAGATGTCGTAATTAATAATAACAAAATCATGGTCATCTGAAAATTTTTTACCTTCTGCAATATATACGGTTCTATCTGAATAATTTTCAATTTCACGTTGCCAGTTAATCTTTAATGATGCTGGACATATGATCAATATTTTCTTAGCACCTGTTTCTAAAGCGGCAATAATTGTGGAAGTAGTCTTACCAAGACCCATATCATCAGCCAAAATAAACTTTTTGTTTCTAACCAACTTTTCAATTGCTTCGAGTTGGTGTGTCATTGGCATTCTATGTTGGTATTTACTATAATCAATAACAACATTTTTTACTTCGTTATCTTTAATAAGGGCTGATTTTGGCATCCAAAAATCATATGTCGTGTCACCTGAAAAGACCTTACCCCAAATATGATACGCCTTATCTTTTTCTACCAAAAGTTTTTCAACATAAATTTCTGTCGGTTCTTTGGTGTACATTTTGTCCTCCATTAACTTTTTTCCAAAATAGGAGTCTAACTTAACCCATTTCTTCGCAACTTTTGGTTGTACGTTGTGATAATTAATTATATAGTCGGATTGTGGTCTTGTAGGAACAAAAGACTTACTATTATGTTTTTTGTGTTTTAAATTAAGGATATAATTATTTGACCCTTCATAATCATCTAAAATTAAAAGGGCTTTGGACTCAGGTGTCTTTGATACTGTATCTTCCATTACTATATAAATAATAATAAAATAAAAGAAAAAATCAATCAAAGTATTTATAGATATGTCAGAGAATAAAGTTCCAATTACCAGATTAAATAAGTTTTTTTCAGAACAAGATTTTGATTTGGATATTTCTATGGGTGATGAATGGTTAGGTGGTGATATGAACTTCACTGTCGTATTATATCGTGTCGATAGACAAAGAACTGTTAATGATGATGTGTATGGTGAAACATTACAAGATGGAATACAGTTTCTACCTCCAATCGAATTTAAAGGGTATGTACGAATTGAGCAACCATCTAATGTTGATTATGGTGCATCTAAAATTTCACAAACAGAACCAGGTAATATTAAAATTGGTGTTTACCAAAAACAACTAGACGAACTAGAAATTGAAATAAACTATGGTGATTATATAGGTTACTACGAGACCGAAACAAGAGTTAGGTATTATAGTGTGGTGGATGACGGACGTATAGTTTCAGATAATAAACACACTTATGGTGGGTATAAACCATTTTACCGTTCAATTGTTGGTGCACCTGTTAACGAAAACGAATTTAGAGGAATATAAAAATGGCATTACCTAAAAAAATAAAAAATTATTTACCATTAATACCTGAAAAGGTTGGTCGTGAAAGAAGACAACAAATGTTGGATGATGTTACTGATCATGGTACTTTTTTACCTAAAGGTGTATTACACGCCGATTTAGATAAAGGGATGTTGGATTTTGTTAAAGATACTTTACAGTTAGTGGTTGATGAAAAAACCGTACCAACAGTAAATAAAATCATAACAAATCAAAACTGGTCACAATTCGTTGAGACTTGGAACTTTCAAGATTTAGATAATAACGTTTCATTACCATTCATCGCAACGGTAAGAATGCCTGAAGTTAAATACGGGACATTTCAAGGAGGAGCGGCAAACATCCCAAACAGAAGACAATTCTTTTATTATACTGTACCAACATGGGACGGTCAAAGAAAAGGTGCGACCGTTTATAAAATACCTCAGCCAATACCTGTTGATATTACATTTAATGTTAAATTATTTTGTAATAGAATGAGGGAGTTAAACGACTTTAATAAGATTGTTATGCAAACCTTCACATCAAAACAAGCGTACACACAAATTAAAGGACATTATATTCCAATAACATTAGAAAGTGTTGGTGATGAATCAGCAAAAGATTTAGAAAAAAGAAAATACTACATTGCTAATTATACTTTCATTATGAAAGGATTATTAATTGATGAAGAGGAATTCCAAATTTCACCAGCGATTTCAAGACAAGTAACTATGTTTGAGGTTGACACAAAAACAAGAGGAAGGAGAGTCACTCCACAACCACCAAGACCAAATAGTTTTGATTTAGATTTGACTTTTGTTAGTGGTGTAACACAATTAAGTGAGGTTTTTAGGTACACTGCAGATTTAAAAGTTACTGAACAACAAAATCTAACTAATTGTTATAATGCAACTTACACCGCAATTACAAATACAAATTTAACTTATACTAATTGTTCTGGTACCGTAGTAACGTCTACATTAACAACAGGTAATACAAATACAATATGTGTTAAAGGTGGTACCGTACCATCTTTTTCAAATGTGACAGGAGCAACATACAGTACTGGTTTATCTTGCGCCACAGGTTATTCGGTTTATATTAATGGTAACTATGCTGGAGATGATTTAGAATTAATACAAATAAATGATGGTGACACTTTATCGGTAACAGTGTATAAAAATGATAACACAAAAACTTCAACAATAAAAACAACCGCATACTTGGTTTAGTTATTCTCCGTATAAATCTTTTTTCTTTTCACAATTCTTTTTAATGAGGTTCTCTAAAAACTTATACATTTTAAGTCCATTTTCTTCGCAATATTTTTTTAACATATTGTGACTTTCTTCTGATATTTTTAAGTTTTTTATTTTTTTCATAATGTAAAAAGTTATGGGTAGAAAAAAGGTAGAATTTTTTCTTACCTTTTGATAAATATTATGTGAGGGTAAAGTTTTTTGTGTTTTGATGAGGTATTTATATAATAAAATAAAAATTTAAATACTATTTAAAACATGGCATCATCTAACAAGGTTTTCGTTTCACCTGGTGTGTACACATCAGAAAGAGACTTAACATTTGTTGCACAAAGTGTGGGTGTAACAACATTGGGAGTTGTGGGGGAAACACTACAAGGTCCAGCATTCGAACCAATATTTATTACAAATTTTGACGAGTTCCAAGTTTATTTTGGGGGTACAAGTCCTGAAAAATTTGTAAACACACAAATACCTAAATACGAATTAGGTTATATCACTAAAGCATATTTACAACAATCAAATCAATTGTTTGTAACAAGAGTACTTGGTTTATCAGGTTACGATGCGGGGCCGTCTTGGTCAATAACAACAATAGGAAACGTTAACCCAACAACTATCGCAGCTACGGGTAATACGGGACCTATTAATGTTTTATTTACGGGAACGACAGGTACATCATTAAACATTACATTAACAAGTGTTCCATCATCATTAAACGTTGATGGTAACTTCTACTACCCATATACTCAATTTAATGGTGGCACATCATCAATCGAGTCGGATTTAAAAACATATTTATCTAATCAAGTTAATCTTGCAGGTACATCATCAACAGGTACATCATCAACATTCTGGGGTGTTGTTAGTGGTGGAACATTTAACCTTATCACAGGTGGATCTGTTAATACAGTAACGGCATTCACAGAAAATTTTGGTGTGACCGCAGCAAGTGGAGGAACATTAAATTCAACAACTAACGAAGCATGGTTTTATGGTTTATTCAATTACCAAAATAATGCAGTAAATACATATTACGGACAAGGTTTTGGTTGTTCATTAGGATCATTATCAGGTTCGGGTGGTAACTATTCAGGATCTGCTAAATTTTATATCACAAACTATTCAGGTACACCTTACACAGCATATGATGATTTAGTTGTTGCAACATTAAGATCTAGAGGTATAACAAATTATAGTTCGACACAACATGGACCAAGTTACCAAGTAACAGGTTTAACCGATGTCGATATGATTTGTACGGGTTCTTATTCGGCAGTCACAAAAAATCCATTTGCACCATTCTCAATTTCAGGGGTTAGTAATGATGGAGATACTTTCCAATTTGAAACTTCGATGCAATCAACAGATAAAAACTTCATGAGAAAAGTATTTGGAGGTTCTAATTTTGGTAAATCAAGAAATGAAGTTCCTTTATTTATTGAAGAAACATACTCAAGTTTATTATTGGCTGGTTATAGAGCAGGTCAAATTAGAGGTTTGAATTGTGATCTAATCGCTTTAGATAGTGCAGAATCATTAGACACCGACTCAATCGGGTTCTATTTGGAACAATACCAAACACCTGAAACTCCTTATATGGTGTCAGAGCTTAGAGGTAATAAAGTTTATAAATTATTTAAGTTTGTCCTTATTTCTGACGGTAACGCAGCTAACACACAAGTTAAAATGTCTATTGGTAACATTTCATTTAACAATGGTACATTTGATGTCTTCATTCGTGATTTCTTCGATAATGACCAAAACGTTAAAGTTATTGAAAGTTTCACAAACTGTTCATTAGACCCAAGTAATAACAATTACGTGGCTAATAAAATTGGTACGTCAAATGGTGAATACCAAGTAAAATCTAAATATGTAATGTTAGAGATGAGTGACGAAGCTCCGATCGACGCACTACCTTGTGGATTTGAAGGTTACATTTCAAGAGAATACTCAAACGCAACTCCTCCATATGTAAATTATAAAACTAAATATTATACGGCAGGTGAAACTATTTATAACCCACCTTTTGGGTCGTCAAACGGTGGAGATAACCCTGTTATTTCAAGTGGTGAAAATCCAAGAAGAGCTTATTTAGGTATTTCTAATATCACAGGATTTGATTACGACTTCTTCCAATATAAAGGAAAACAATTACCGGCAAACATCGCAACTGATACTACGGGTCTTGCTTGGGGTTACTTAACTAAAGGTTTCCACATGGATAGTGGAGCAACTGTTGTTACTATCAGTAACGCATATGCAACATCAGGACAATCGGCGTTTGAAGTTGGTGTTGGGTCATTTAATTCTGAACCTACAGATACTGACAATCCTTACTACAGATTAAATACTCGTAAATTTACAGTATTAGCTTACGGTGGATTTGATGGTTGGGACATCTATAGAGAGTATAGAACAAATGCTGACACATTCGCATTAGGTCAAACAGGATTTAAAAACGGAGCAGCGGCATCAGTAACATATCCAACAGCTACAGGATGGGGAGCATTCAAAGCGATTTCAGGACCTAACCAAGAAAGTTGGGCAAATACTGACTATTATGCGTACAAATGGGGTCAATCAACCTTCGCCAATCCTGAAGCAACAAACATCAACGTTTTTGCAACACCAGGTATTGATTATGTGAATAACTCAAACTTGGTTGAAGATGCGATTGATATGGTTGAAACAGATAGAGCAGATTCAATCTACATTGCAACAACACCTGACTTTAATTTATTCTTACCTTCATATCAAGATATTGAAGAAGGATTAATTTACCCTCAAGAAGTTGTTGACAATTTAGAAAATACAGGAATTGATTCTAACTACACCGCCACTTACTATCCTTGGATCTTAAGTAGAGATAGCGTTAACAATACACAAATCTACATCCCACCAACATCTGAAGTTGTTAAGAATTTAGCTTTGACTGATAACATCGCATTCCCTTGGTTCGCATCTGCGGGTTACACAAGAGGTTTGGTAAATGCTATTAGAGCAAGACGTAAGTTGACACAAGACGATAGAGATACTTTATACAAAGGTAGAGTTAACCCAATTGCAACCTTCTCTGATGTGGGTACAGTAATTTGGGGTAACAAAACATTACAAATTAGAGAATCTGCACTTGACAGAATTAACGTAAGAAGATTGTTGTTACAAGCTCGTAAATTAATTTCAGCGGTGGCGATAAGATTGTTGTTTGAACAAAACGACAACAAAGTTAGACAAGACTTCTTGGATTCAGTTAACCCAATCTTGGATTCAATCAGAAGAGATAGAGGTTTGATCGACTTTAGAGTGACAGTTTCAAACACACCTGAAGATTTAGATTCAAATACTTTAACAGGTAAAATCTTCTTGAAACCAACAAGAGCGTTAGAATATATCGACATCGAGTTTGTGATTACACCAACGGGAGCGTCTTTCGACAACGTATAATAAAAACAATAAAAAAATAGAGTGGGGGGTAGAAATATCCCCCATTATATATTTATAGAAAAAAGAAAACCATGAAAATCGAAAAAAAATTAATCAAAGAATCTTTAGGGTACAACCAAGAAGGTAAAAAAACGTTTTCTGATAAAAAACAAAACATAATCATTACTGAAGCTCAGTTAGAAAAATTATTAGAAAAACTTAAAAAGTAATGAACATTAGAAAACACGTTTTTGATTATCTTAAAAAGGGTAAACTAAATGAGGGTTTTACGGAAGAGGGAAGACCTGATACAAAATATTATGCGTTCGATTGGGATGATAACATTATGTTCATGCCAACTTCAATCATTTTATTATCAGATAAAGATGATGAGGTCCCAATGTCAACTGAAGATTTTGCTGAACATAGACATCAAATAGGTAAGGAACCTTTTAATTATAAAGGAACTGTTGTTGTAGATTACGCCCCTAACCCATTTAAAAACTTCAGGTCAGAGGGTGATAAGAGATTTGTGTTAGACTCTATGTTGGCTCAACCAGGACCGTCTTGGAACGATTTTGTAGAGTGTGTTAACGGAGGTTCAATTTTTGCTATTATTACGGCAAGAGGACACAACCCGAAAGCATTAAGAGAAGCAGTTTATAATCTTATTATGAGTAACCATTTAGGTATCAATAGTAAGACATTATCGGGAAATCTTAAAAGATATCGTGATTTAGGTGGTGATGTAAATGTGGACGGTAAAAAAATTACGACACTTACAAAGAATGAATTAAATGATTATTTGGATTTATGTCGTTTTGAACCCGTTACTTTCGGTGACGGAGATGCTGCCAATCCTGAAGAGGGAAAAATCAAAGCAATGAGAAACTTTATTAATTATTGTAAAGAAATGGCTCAAGAAATTGGACAAAAGGCATTTTTCAAGAATGATATAGTTAACAACGAAATTGAACCTATAATTGGATTTTCAGATGATGATGAAAGAAATATAGAAAAGATGAAAGACTTTTTAGATAAAGAATATGAAAAAAGTCCAGTAAAAACTTATTTAACTAAAGGAGGAGATAAAAAAGAAGTATAATTATTATTAAGTTCTGGTTCTAGTTAAAGAATATTCTAAATAAAAATGGAAGTAAATAGAAAAAAAATAAATACGATATATTTATTAGAAAAATAAAAGAAATTTAAACACACACAATATGGCTGATTTATTAATGAAAATGCCCTTTCAGTACGAACCAAAAAGAAAAAATAGGTTCATCCTAACTTTCCCTTCTTCTTTGGGTATCAACTCATGGTATGTTGAATCTACTTCAAGACCAAAAATCGAAATCAAAGATGTTGAGATTCCATTCTTAAATACTTCAACTTATGTAGCTGGTCGTTTTAACTGGAGCACAATTGATGTTACTTTCCGTGACCCAATTGGGCCTTCAGCTTCACAGGCACTTATGGAGTGGGTACGTTTACACGCTGAATCTGTGACAGGACGTATGGGTTATGCTGCAGGATATAAAAAAGATATCGACCTTGAAATGTTAGACCCAACAGGTGTAGCGGTTGAGAAATGGATTCTACAAGGTGTGTTCTTAACAAACGTGGACTTCGATTCATTAGGGTATAGTGAAGATGGTCTTATTACTGTTAAAGCAACGCTTAGACCTGACAGATGTATCTTGGTATACTAATATAAAAACAAAATATTTTCTAATCCCATCTATTATAGGTGGGATTTTTTATTTACTAACATTATTTATCATTTATTTTTTAAGAAAAAATTATTATGGATCAAGCTTCTCAATATGGACAAATGGATTTTAACTTACCACACGATGTGGTTTCTTTACCGTCCAAAGGTATATTTTATAAACCAAAAAAAGAATCATTAAAAGTTGGGTTTTTAACTGCTTCAGACGAAAACCTATTAATGTCACAAAATATTCCAAAAGAAGGTTTAATAAATACTTTATTACGAAATAAAATTTATGAACCTGGATTTGATATAACACAATTGATTGATGTCGATGTACAGGCAATATTGATATTTTTAAGAAATACTTCATTTGGTTCCGAATATAATTTTTCAGTCGTTGATCCTGCGAATGGAAAAAGATTTGAAACAACAATTTTGTTGGACGAATTAAATTACCAACCGATGAAACATAAACCAAATGATGAAGGGTTGTTTGAATTTATGTTACCAAAAACAAAGGTGAATGTTAAATGTAAAATATTAAACATTGGTGAAGTAAATGAATTGGATAAATTACAAGAATCATATCCACAAGGTATGGTTGCTCCTGTAATTACTAAAAGACTTGAAAAACAAATAGTGGAATTAAATGGTGAACGAGATAAAGGAAAAATCGCATCATTTATTAACCAAATGCCAATATCAGATTCTAAAGAAATTAGAAAGTTTATTAAAGAATGTGAGCCAAGTATTGATTTAAACCGAACTATAGTAGCCCCGTCAGGAGAAAAGGTAACAATTGATGTTGCTTTTGGGGCTGAATTTTTTCGTCCTTTCTTCAGCTTATAAATTAAATTTATTAGAGGAAATTTTCTATTTAGTTAAATATGGTAAATTTTCTTATCGAGATATTTTAATCATGCCTACTTTTGAAAGAAAGTTTTTTATTGATAAGTTAGTTGATACTTTTAAAAAATCTTAATTTTTATATTTATAAATAAAAACTCATGCTATTATCAACTATTGGCGGTGGAGCATCATCAACAACACCTTCTGGTGGACCGACACAAACTACTAACTATCCTGAAACAGGTGCCGGTGGATTTAATGATATTGTTACCCAATTAGGTGACCTTAAAAAGGTTATATCAGATTTTGTTGGTGGGCCACTTCCTCAGAATTTAAAAGATGTATACACAAACGCTGAAAAGGCAATTGTGTCGATGAATACAACAGCACTTACTTTACAAAAAAGTATGGGTGGAGTTGCCTTTAACACTAGAGAATTTACCGGTAGATTGATGGATGCTTATAAAAGTACTATTGATATTGGTGGTACCTTTGATGATGTTGCTGATGGGGTTGAGGGGTTAGCTGACAGTATGGGTAGAATGACATACCCGTCCCAAGAGGTTTTAGTATCTATGGTTGAGGTAAGTAAAGCCACTGGTATAGCGACAAAAGAAATCGGTAAGATGGTTGGTGAACTGACCCGACTTGGTGGTAGCCAAACTGAAAGCCTTAAAAAAATGAGTGATTTAGGTAAAGAGGCGAGAAATGCGGGATTATCATCAAACAAATATTTAACAGAACTCACTAAAAACATGAAAACGGTTAGTGGTTTTGGGTTTAAAAGTGGTGTTGACGGAATGGCTAAAATGGTTAAACAAGCCATGCTATTAAGGACAAATATTGAAGCTATAGGTGCCAAAAAAGTACAAGATAGTGCGTTGGACCCTGAAGGTGCTATTGAATTGGCTGCTAACTTTCAAATGTTAGGTGGTGCTGTTGGTAAACTAGCGGACCCATTTCAATTAATGTATATGGCACAAACCGATATGGAAGGGTTACAAAACGAACTTGTTAACTCAACAAAGGCGGCAATGACATTTAATAAAGAAACGGGTAATTTTGATATATCAACACAGGATCTATATCGATTAAGAGAACAAGCTAAATTAACAGGTGCCAATTTAGAAGATTTAGTTCAAACTGGTAGAGAGGCAGCAAAACTTGATTTTATAAAAGAAAAATTTGATTTAAGTGGTTTAGACGAAAACCAACAAGGATTAATTTCTAGTTTAGGTACCATAGGTAAAGGTGGAGAATTAACGGTAGACATACCTGGACTTGGTGCACCAATAGTCGCCAAGGATCCTGAATCATTAAAGGCCGCTTTAGAAACCCCCGCAGCGATTGCTGCTTTGGCAGAATATCAAGACAATCAAGGAAAATCAGACAGGGAGTTGGCAGTTGCACAATTATCAATTGCCGAACAACAAAAAATCGCAGTTGATAAAATTAAAGATGCGGTTATTCTTTCTTTAGACCCTACCGAAAGAAAAAACTTTTATAAAAATATAGAAAACACAAACGCAGCACTTAATCAAAAAGCCACTAATGTCGCAAATACAATGGCTCCTTTAACTAAACAGGGTGTAATTGCTACCTCCGATACGTTATTCACGGAGTCTGCAGGATTCGACCCGTCATTAGATAGAACCACAAAACAAAAAATAAAAGATAGATATGAAGATGTTAAGATAGAAGATGCGTTATTTAGTCTTAACAATAGTACTCCGACAATAATGTCAGAAGGTCAAATTTACAAGGGTATTGTTGGTGATGAAGTTGCGGTCGGAACCAATCTAACAGAAGCGTTTAATAAATCGGGTAAGTTAAATGAAATATTATCCACTCTTGGTACAATGCCAAACACCGGTGGTAATACTTCTGTTGATGGTAAAATCGACATCAATATTAACCTTACAGGATCAATATCGGGAGATAAAAACGCAGACATAGAAAAAATGTTTAGTGATCCAAAAGTACAAAAACAAATAATGGATACCGTTCTTTATAAACTTGATAGTTACAAAAGACAACAAGGTGTTCTTTCTTAATGAAAAAACAAGAAATAATCTATTTATGATAAAAAGACTAAATGGAAAGTCCACTATCATTTAATTCGTCAG